CTGCGATATGGATAGAAGCAGAAAGGCATTGGAAACAATAGCTCTGGGATATTCTCAGGGCATTGTTTCTGTTGACATATTGATTAAGGCTTGCGACAAATACAAAATTCAAAAAGGTTTGATAGATGATTTGGACTACAGTTGTATAGTGTCTAAATCTTTATTCGACCAACTGAATGGAGTTGAGCAGGATAAGGAGATTGCAAAAGCAATCGTGCCTGGTCAAACTAAGTATGTCGATGGTGTTTTGTATATCTATTCGGCTACAAAACAAGGTAGTAAGACAGACTATGGTTGGCACGTTGCTCGAAAGTCTAAGGTTGGTAAGAGTTCTAAGCTGGATGATAAGGCCGCTAAGGCATCTGCCGATGCTGTAAATTCGCTTTTCCCCACCGATGTTAGTAGCGTAAGCGTAGTTAAGGCAGTAGGTGGCAGTACTGGTGCGCAATTGGTTAAGGATGTAAACGGAAATGAATATATTATGAAGAAGGCAACAAAGGTGCCTGCTGACCATGTTCGTTCCGAGTACATATCAAATATGCTTTACAACATTCTTGGTCTGAAAACTCCAGACTTTGAGTTGTATAATGCAGATTCTGATACCGATATTACGATGCTGAGTAAATTCATCCCTGGCACGAGAGAGCCAAATTCAGGTGACTTTGCTGCAATGGGGCATGGATTTATTGCCGATATTTTGCTTGCCAACTGGGATGTTTATAAGAATGACAACTGCCGAATTGACGCTGGTGGTAACGTTATTCGTGTGGACAATGGAGCTTGTCTTTTCTACAGAGCACAGGGCGGTATCAAAAATCCTCCATTCGATGAAGATGTTGTGCGTACTTATAAGGATATGCTGAAATACAACAGTCTGCTTGCTAAGTGTCTTATGCCTAAAGACCTTATTCAGCAGATTGATTCGGTCACATCTAAGAAAGATGATATTGTCAACTTCTTGAAAGAGAGCGGGCAAGATAAGGTTGCTGATATTCTTGGAAAGCGAATTGACAATTTGAAGAAAATCAAGGATGAGATTGAAAAAGAGGAAAGACGCAAATCAAATTTAGCTGCTGCAAAGGCTGGTAAGATTCCTCCACGCAAGTTAGTTCCTGCTAAAGATATGTATGCAGAAATAGAGGATGACGACCTGCAAGCGATGCTTGACGAAGTAGCTAATTCAGTTGGAAGCAAACGTTCTGCTCTGACTGATTACTACCATTCAGATACTGGTTGGACGTTATTGTCTAAGATTTGTCAAGAGAGGGGTTTTGACGGCAGACCAAGGGTTGTTACTGAAGATGAGTTCTGGAAAGAGGCAGCAACAGCTAAGTTACCTATGATGCTCAGAGGTAATCATAAGCAGGATGGTCTTACTGGAGCTGAATACGCCGATTTGTTCCGTTATGACGACAAATGTTATTACGGACATCAGGGTGTTTGGGGTCAAGGAATTTACGCTCATACTGACGACACTAATCAGAAATGGTTGGATGATTTACAAGCAGCTAATAAGGCAAGTGGTTCTTATGTAGATAGAAATACAATTCCATACGACCCCAAAGACGATAAGAACAATCACAGTAATGCTACAAACTATAAATCATCAAAGGCTTATAAGGATGCTCACGACTATGCTAACTATGAAGATGCTGGTGTACTGAAGATTCTTTGGGAGCCTGATGCAAAAGTTGCTAATCTTGACGACCTGTTAAAAGAGATTCAAAACAATCCACCTCAGTTCAATTCAAAGAACAAGAAAGTTATTTTGAAACTAAAATCCGAGCTTGATGATTTGAAGAAGCAGTGGATGGACGCTGAATTGTCGTTAATGAATTATGCCGACGTTATCAAGAAAGACGTTCATAAGAAAATGCACTATGATGAGGCGGCAATCGAAGAAATGTATGACAAAATAGATAACACAAACTGGGGCAACCGCACAGCTAACAATTTGCCTGATTATCCTAAATTTGATGATTTTGTTTTAACCAAGATGGTTGATTGGGTTACCAAGAATGGAGGTAAGGTGGAAGTTGGTGAAAATAAGTCATACGTCAATTTCACGATAGGCGGTGAAACTCTTACAATAGCGAGATACAGCTGGGAGAACAACGCTATCAAACGCAAAAACTCTTTGACTCAGCCGTACAATTTCCATGCCGAGCGTTTCAAAACTCTGATGGAAACTCATTGTATTCGTAGAGTAGAGACATCTGTAAAGAAAGCGGTTGATAATTCTACAGATGCTGTGAAGAAGATGAAAGATGATGTTCAGGCAATATCTAAGAGTTGGTATGACAAAAAATCTGAATACGATAAAGAGGTTGCTGCAACATCAACGGATGAATCTTTGTATGGTTTGATTTACGATAGAGTGAAGGACATTGGCCCACGTAATAGCGGTGATAACATTTCTGTAGTTGGTATCTATGCTGCTATGAAGGGTTATGATGGAATTTACGTTCATAATGGTAATACAGAGAATCATGGATTCAACGTTATTCTTAACAGAACAAAGTGTATAACTTCAATGGAGTAATTTATGGAAAATAGAATATTGCTTTTTGATGTGCTTAACAGCACTATGAATGTAATAAGGGAAAAACATCCTGGGACGTTTTTGCCGTTCAAAGGAGACTTTCCATTGCTCAATCCTGGCAAAGAACTGTTGTTTAATATAGGTTGCGAAGGCAAGACATATCTTGATGAATGCGACGATTGGATTCAGCAAATTCTTATAAAAGCTCAACGCATAGCAGATATTGATACAGCATTCTTTGAGTTCCTGAAAGAAGATGGACTTGATAAGGTGTATGCTAAATTGAGTAAGAAAGATAAGATTTCTGAAATCAAACGTTTTCTTGATTCAACCATTCTTGACCCAAGTGATTTAATTATCAAGGAGAGCGAATATGGCAAACTTTGAAATGGCGTATAAACGCACTTCCAAGTTTGAGGGTGGATATGTTTACGACCCAGATGATAATGGCGGAGAGACTTATGCTGGAATCTCTCGCAAAGCCAATCCAAAGTGGTTGGGGTGGAAAACTATTGATGCCGCTAAGAAAAAAAGCGGTTTTCCGAAGAATCTGAAAAATGACGCTATTCTTCGGCAGCAAGTCCGCACCTTATATCGTAACAACTATTGGAATCCGATTTGGGGGGATAAGATTACTAAGCAGGAAGTTGCTAATGAAATTTATGATTTTGGAGTTAATGCAGGAGTTGCTACATCAATCAAACTACAACAGCGTCAATTTAAGATGCGTGAAACTGGTAAGATGGACGACAAACTGCTGAATAAGTTAAATTCAATAAAGTAGATATTATGAAAAAGAAAGTAATGTTTATGATAGTGGGCATTTTAGCTTTGCTCGCCATTTCATGCAGTTGCTCCAGAGGAAGTTTAAGGGGAGCTAATAAACAGCCTGATAGCATTGCTGTACCGATGAATCCTGATACTGTGAAAATATATATTTCAAATTCGGAATACATTGATTCACTTTTCAACGAGTTAAGAAACGTTCAGGACAGCTTCAAGATTACTAAAGATAGTATGGCGTATTATCGTGATACGATGGAGTATCAGAATTATATCAATGCGAGACGTATTGAAAAAATTAAGTATTACATCAACATCTGTGATAAACGTTCTGCAAACAAAAAGTATTTCTTTGGTTGGATTAAGAGGACAATGAGCGAAGAATAACAAAGTGGAATTCATATATTGTTTACTGCGAAACTGAGTTGCTTGTGAAAGTAGCTCAGTTTTTATTCAGTATCAAAGTTAATTTTGTTGAGTTTAATTTATAAACAAATGATAACAAGAATTACAATTAAAGTTGTTACTATCAAGCACACGCTTGATTACGCCACCGCTCAAAGCAGCGGAATGGATTTGAGAGCATACCTGCCAGACGGAGAGGTTGTATTACACCCAGGAGAGAGAAAATTGATACCAACTGGTATTCGTGTTCAATTGCCTGAGAATTTTGAAATGCAAATAAGACCGCGCAGCGGTTTAGCTCTAAAGCACGGAATAACTGTGTTAAATGCTCCAGGCACAGTGGATGCTGATTATCGTGGAGAAATTGGAATTGTGCTCATCAATTTCGGCAACGAAGATTTTATCATTAAGGACGGAGAGCGTATTGCTCAAGGAGTATTTGCTAACTTTGTAAAAGCTGCCCCGATATATACAGACAAACTGGATGAATCCGAGAGAGGTGATGGCGGTTTTGGTCATACTGGAGTTAAGTAGTAATTATGGACAAGATTGTTGGAATTGACATTGCGAAAGGTCAAGACTATTCAGTTGTCATGGATTGGTCTATTCTTGACGATAGTTCGCATAAATTGATAAAGGAAACGAGAGTATGAGTGAACGAAGTACAGTTTTCAAAATAGTTAAGGCAATTGAATCCGAGTTTGAAGATGTTATTGCTTATGCTCATTTCGATGGGAATGGACCAATGACATATACTTGGTGGACTATTTGCATTAGCAATTGGGAATTGTATTACTCAAAAGAGTTCAAGGAATTTAGTAAACAATGGCATGAAAGAGCTAAGAAACGAGGTTTTAGACTTTTATTTTGCTACTGCAATCCGTTGGAGAAAAATCTACTTGAACTGGCAGAAAAGGGTAATTTGATAATGAATTTGTGACCACATAAGTTAGTAATTATTTTAAGCCGCCTTGCTTGTGAAAGTAGGGCGGTTTTCTTAACAAAGGTTAAAGTTTGGGCAAAATACCAAAATTTATTGGAAATAATTTTGCCGTTTCAAAATAAAGTCGTAACTTTGTACCAGGAATCAAAAATTTACATAATTATGGCATTCAAACCGAGTAAGTATCAAAGAGCTGTTTATCAGTTCATAAAGAGCTGCAAAGGCAACGCAGTGGTAGAGGCTGTAGCAGGCAGCGGAAAGAGTACCACGATTGTTAATGCAATAGACATCATTCCTCAGAATAAGAGAATTTTGTTCCTTGCTTTTAATAGAAGTATTGTCGCAGAATTGCAGAAAAAGATTGGTAAGAAAGACAATTGCGACATCAAAACTCTACACGGATTGGGCTGCTCAAATATGATGAGAGTATTTAAGTCCGAAGTTGATGGAGATAAGTACACAGCGAGATTTAATGATTGCGTTAGAAATAGCGTATATCATATGACCAGCGATGCTTTCGGAAATGAGGCTAAAGAAGATTGGAAGAGAAATATTCTTCAACTTGTTGACCTTGGTCGTGTAAATCTTTGCAAGAATGTTCAAGAGTTGGACGATATTGCATTCAAGTTTCAACTCTTTATCGTAGATAACGAATGCGATATTGCTTGGAATCTTATTCAGTGGGGAACTAAGAACACTGATGTTATAGATTACACTGATATGATTTATTTGCCCGTAGTTCTGAATTTGAAAATGTGGAAATACGATTGGGTGTTTATAGACGAATGTCAAGACCTGAATGCTGCTCAAAGAGAGCTATTCTTGCGTTGTGTTAACTTTGAATACGGAGGCAGATTCATAGCAGTTGGAGACCGCATGCAAAGCATATACGGATTCAGTGGTGCTGACGAAGAAAGTTTCAATAAATTGAAATCTATTCCGAGGACTGCCAAACTACCGCTTTCGATATGCTACAGATGCGATAGAAAAATCATTGAATCTGCTAAGCAGTACGTTCCTCAGATTGAAGCAAGAGACAACGCTGACGATGGTATTGTAGAATACAATTCTAAAATAGCTGATGTAAAGGATGGCGATATGGTTCTGTGTCGCACTACTGCACCGCTGGTAAAACTGTGTATTCAATACATTAGCAATGGCGTAAAGGCATATGTTAAGGGTAGAGACATAGGAATCAATCTAATCAACATGATTACAAAGACTAAAAAGATTCAAATTGCTGATTGTTACGCTGTCTTTGAGAAAGAATCAGCTAAGATATTAGAGAGAGTTATGAAGAAGACAAAGTGCACCGAGAAAGAAGCAATGGAGAATGAAATGTATAAATCTTATCAAGATAAGGTTCAGGCAATTCAGATTCTTGCAGAGGGTTTGGTTACTTGTCAAGAAGTTGTAAATCATATTGGCGAGATTTTCCAAGACGATAATGTTCAAGGCATTTGCCTAAGCACAATACATAAATCTAAGGGGTTGGAGAACGATAGGGTGTTCGTCCTTTGCCAAGAAAAGCTCTTATTAAAGAGTGCTATGAGAATACCTTGGATGGCACAGCAGGAGTACAACTTGATTTATGTACTTATAACGAGAGCTAAACATTTTCTTGGTTACATTACAGATTTTAAATTTTAGTTTCTAAATGTAAATTTTTGATTTTGCCGCTTGCCGTCTGAGAAGATAGTAAGCGGTTTTCTTTTTGTAGTGTGTGTAGAAACTTTGAAAAACGATTAGGCGATAACTTATATGTTTAAGACGTTAAAATTGGCAGGCAATCGAGTATTCATTGGAGGTGGTGACTATTTATTAGATTTCCGACCAGCGTTTTATAAAAACATTCCGATTCGCAGCCGAATCATTCAATAAGCAGCGCAAACGGAATAAGCTAATCACTTGGGCAACGTGCCTGGATAATTGAGGGGTAAACTACTCACGACCCAAGTCTATCAAGCCATGATAGAAAAACGTCTCAAATATACTCTTTGTTTACACAGGGGGATTGAGGGGGTAAAACTCTTGCTTTTCTTACAAATCATCCATAATAAAAAAGATTAGCAAAGTTTATTGTATTGTGAATAAAGATACAGAATTGTTATGTTTGAAGAAAAGATAAACGAATTGTCAGATTGTCTTGTTTATTGGTTTAGTGAACTGAATTACTATCTGACTAAGTATGTTTGTTCGAGCTTGCAGGAGCTTGACGATTGCTTGTGGTGTGAGTATGGAACTGTGTTAATTGTCCGTTGATATGAATAAGCCAGATGTTCAGATAAGACGAATGGACAACTTCACGTATAGCTTCAAGTTGTCGACAAGGAGAGGAATACATCATGTTGCTAAAGCGTTGACGTTTCACAATCCCAATCCGTATGCCTATCAGCAGGAGATTATGAAATATGACCGCAATAAGATGACATTCAAGATAGGTATGTTTCCAACGCTCATTCGCTATCTAAGAGACCATGATATCAAATACGAGGTTGAAGACTATGTATTTGGCTTGCCCGATGGCGTTAAGATTGATGACAGATTGAGCGGAAAATACATTCATCAAGCTAATGCTGTTAAGGCTTTTTACAAGCGTAGATTCGGAATCATACAAGTACCAACGCGTGGCGGAAAGACTTTCATTATGTCTGAGATTCTGAGAATTTTCTTGGAGACTGATGAAGGCAACTTTATGTTTTGTGTGGATGGTACGGATTTGTTTACTCAGGCTATCGGTGATATTAAAAAGTTCTTTGAGCGTTATGGTGGTATTGAGGTAGGAGAGATTAAGGCTGGTCACGTGGATGTTACCAAACGAGTTACTGTTGCTATGTTGCAGACAATACAATCTACTTTAAGCGACCGCTGTAATGATAGGGAGAAAAAGAAGTCATTGAAAGCGTTTATGAAAAATCTGACGTTCTTATCAGTTGATGAGATTCACGACAACGCTTCAGATTCGAGGTTGAAGTTGTATAAGACTTGTAAGAACATAGAATATCTTTTGTTGCTATCAGCCACTCCATATAAGAGCGAAACGCCGATGCAAAATTTGAAGCTTCAAGAATGGAGCGGAGACATCTTGTATCGCATTACAGAAAAGGAGTTAAGAGAGCGTCATGTTTTGTCTGACTATAAAGTTTTTCTTTTTGCCGTAAATCATAACGAGATTCATTATGATATAGATGATGACGATTATGCGACGTTGAGAGACAAGTTGATTTTCAATTCCGATATTCGCAACGCAACGCTTTGTAATGTTATCAGAGTTCTTGACAAGTTGCATCTGAAAACTCTTGTTTTGTTTCAGAGTATAGAGCATGGAGTATCAATATCAAAGAAAATGGGTTTTCCATTCATAAGCGGAGCAACAAAGAATAATGAGCGAGAGAAAAAGAAGAATGAATTTTTGGCGGATAAAAATGGCGGAGTGTTGCTTGCTTCCAATATCTTCAAAAAGGGTATTACGCTGCCTGAATGTGAAGTGATAATAATAGTGGATGAGGGATTGGAAGTTTCATCAGTTATACAGAAGAAAGGCAGAACACTTGGAGTGACTGATACCAAGGATAAGAGCTTGGTTATTGATTTTATAGATATTTACGATGTCTATTTCAGCGAGCATTCCGAGAGCCGCTTGGAAACGTATGTTGACGAGATTGGTGAAAAAAATGTAGGAATACTTGACGTTATTGAGGATGATTATCTGAAAACGTTTGAAAATTGGACTAAGAAATGGTTCAATATTAAATAAAATATGGCAAGTCGTAGATTATACAAATATGCTGTAGATTTATTCATTGAATTACTTACTCAGGTTCAGGGTAAGCGGTCAAAGCCGTATAGATGTAATAATGCTGATACTAATGCCTGGAGAGATTGGTGTGTATATTATGAAAATGCGGGAGTTAGGATTGGTGAAGATTTTATTCGTAGGTACATTGAATATGGATTACAATCATGGTTCAACGATTCTATGACTGAGACTCAGAAATACAACGTCAGATTCTCTTGGGTATTTGGTAAAGCTGCTATTAAGCGTTGGAATGCTTTGGATGCTAATACGAGACAATTCTGTGTAACTACTCACTTGAAACAGAGGTTCAAAGTTGTTCGGAAAAAGAAAAGTAGTACACGGCTAACATCGTTACTTAAAAAAGTAAGACCAATCGAAGAAAAGTTCAAGAATGAGTATCTGAACACACCGAGAGGTCTGCTTTGGTGTAAGGCTAACACAACCTTATATAACCACAAAAGCTCTGCGTGTGCTATGTGTAATTATAAGGATGAATGCAAAGAAATGCTGTTGCTTAATATGCCGAGTGTTTACAAGTTGAGAGGTTATAAATAATGAGTACCGATAAATTATCAAGCAATTTCATCATAGAGTTGTTCGCTTACTCATTCAATCGTAAGGGAACATTTGAGGTAGTAAAGGCGTATCTGAAATACAACTATCTTCAGACTGAAGCTGAAAAGAAGTTTTGGCAATGGACGTGTCGTCAATTTGATAGGACTGGACGTGTTCCAACTTTAGGTCAAGCGCAACAAGAGTTCATAAAGAATGATAAGGTGCTTGACCTTATTGCCGATATATCTGACATAGAGGTAGATGATAAGCGTGAAGCACATAATGATATGCTGAAAACTTTCCAAGACTATCTGTGTCAGATGAAGTTCTTAGAAAGTAATGACAAACTTGTTGAAACTTACAATAGAGGTGATAAGGAGCAGGCATACAGATTGTTTGTTCGTCTTGCAGAAGAAATGGATAAATTTTCCATATTAGATGCGAGCTTTGAGCCAGTGTTTGGAGGTTTCAGCAAGCGAATGTCTGAACGTAGAAGTGCGGATTTCAATGCTACATTCAAAGTAGCGACTATGATTGATGAGCTTGACGATATTCTTGAAGGCGGTGCTGAGAGTACTGAATACATTCTTTGGTTAGGAGCGTCAGGTGCTGGTAAGTCTCAATTGCTAACTCATTTAGGTATTGCTGCTGCTCGTCAGGGATATAGGGTTGCTCATTTCCAGTTGGAGGGTACGAAAAGACAA